GCAGAGGAACTTTTTTACTTAAATTTGTTGTTGATACATCTCTTGTACCACTTAACCAAAATCCGAAATTGCCCTCAAAATAACAACAATTTGTTTGAATCATTCTATAAGATAAGTTTTTAAGTATATCTATTATTGTTTCTTTGTCATAATCTCTTGGTAAAATAAAATCTTCAAGATTTTTTATATTACTTTCAACTCTAGCAATTTTCAATAATTTAATAACTAATTCTTTATTATCATAATATTTAATAATTAATTTTAGATAAGGTGATATTTCGCTCATACCATTCATATAACTATCAGGATTTGTTATTGGCAAGTTCAAACCTTCTATAATTCCTACAATATTATCCTTATTAATCATTTTTAGAAACGCATCAAAATCTTCAAACCTAGTTAAATCATCTTTTAACTTGTTTAATTCTTCTTTTTTATCAAATAACTCTTTATTTTTTTCAGATAATTGTTTAGATAAATATTCTTTTTCATCTAATATTTCTTTGTATTTTTCATTGATTGTCTCATGAACTATATCTACTATAGAATTTTCCCAATCTTCCCTAGGGTTACAATCACAGTAACCTTCAAATTCATCGTACATTATTTTTCTCCTTTTCTAAATAAAAAACATAATTTATTTTTTACTTTTCGTTCTAATTTCAACATTTAAACTTTATATGTAAATAATTTTTCAATTCTTATATTGCCTTTATCACCAGATTGCTTATTACTGTCTATTAATACCTTTTGTTCTTTTTGCCATATACATTGAAAATCATTAGGCATATTATATTCACTTACTAACATCACATTGCATTTACTCATTTCTCTGCACCAATCGTAAAACTCATCATATGGGAAATTACCAGTTTTATAATCAGTCGTACCTTTGTATGGTATGTCGCAATATATAACATGACCTTTTATATTAGATAAATGTCTAAAATCTTTACATTCAAAATATGTATCTTTTAAATTTGGAGCTTGTTTAACTAAGTTTCTTATTCCCTCAGATGGAATGTCTCTTAATGTCACTTTGTCTTCTTTAAATCCTCTTGCATATCCACCAAAATATTTTGCACCAAATGTAGCACAGAACCCAACTAAACCAACAAACCAATCTTCATAATTATCTTTATTTTCCCTCACATCGCTATATAAACTTTCTGATATTGTTTTAGGGAACACAGTATAATCTTCTTTTGCTTGATTTAACAATGCAATCAAATATTTATGTATATCATAACCCTTTTTATTCTTATGTTTAATTTTATCTATCATATTAGCACCACCAACAAAAGGCTCTATATATCCTTGACAAAGTGGATTATCTACATAACTTTGTATTATTGGAACTAACTCTTTTGATAGTTTATTTTTGCTACCAACGTATTTCAAATATGTATTTAGGAGTAAACTATAGTTTAACGGTCGACCAAACCTCTACTCCCTTCTTATTTTTTATATTTTAATATTCTTCTTCAATAATTTCATGTGCTGATAATTTTAATATATCTGTTGTTAATATTTTTTCAAAATAATTTAACTCATTAAAAAAATCTTCTATATTCCACAAATTGCTCCACCAATCATCGCGAGGACTTTTTATTTTTACATATGGTTCAACTTCGTTTTCACCTATACTGTAATACTCTAGGTTTATTTTTAATTCAAAATAACCACCACATATTTTATAATATTTTCTAAAGCTTGTTGATTGTTCGTTTAATTTCTTATTTTCACTTCCAAAACCTTGAACTCTAAAACCCATTTCATTTAATATGGTAACATGATTATTTTCTAAATAACTTATTTTAGGTTTGTAATTTTTCATATTATCCCTTTCTTTTTAACTTTCGATAAAAACAACATTTTAATATGATTTTTAACTTTTAAAACGTTGAAATTTCAACATTCAATTTCTCAGCATATTGATTATCACTTGCTAAATATATCCCTAATACTTCATCATAATGTTTTTCTTGATTTGGGATATATCTTTTCGGTTGGTAAAAAATCACCATATATTTTTTTTGCTATTTCTAAATATTTTTCATTTGCATCTATTGGATTATTGAAAATACCTAAATATTCATTACCAATTTGAGCAATATAATTTCCTGATGGCAATTTTAAAACACCTCTATATCCAGTTGAATTGGGATAATATCTGTTTACTAAATTTTGTGAACGAGTTGCAATTCTTAAATTTAATTTACGGTTATCTTGTTTTTGATGATTTATATGGTCTATATCCATATTTTCTAAAGGATTCATTATGATTCTATGAAATAAAGTCATTTTATTTTTAGTTTTACTGCACACATATCCGTTGTTACCTATGTACCAACAAATGTTTTTAATTTTATCATAATCTTCCAAATCAAAATAAAATTCTTCTCCTTTGGTTGTATAACCAACACCGTAATCTCCTGTTAAATTATATTTGTTCTGTTTTTTATTAGATTGTGACGATTTTTTATATCTTTCACATCCACAAGATGTACTTAAACCTTTTCTTAAAGTAGATTTATTTCTTATAACTTCTTTACCACAATCACATTCACATAACCATTTTTCTTCATATTTTGTTTTATTTAAATATTTTATTACTGTTAATTTGCCATATTTTTGACCAGTTATATTTATAAATTTTGACATTAAGAAATCCTTTCTCCCCATTGATTGTTTGTAGCAAGAGTAACACCCAATGTTTTGTCGAATATAGGGGTACTATTATTTAAAAATCTCCCAAATTTAACAATTATATTTCCTAAACTTTTTAATTTACTTAATTTATCCTGTATTTCCTCTTTGTAATACCCCGTATATATTACAAATATATCTTCACAGTTGTTTATTCTAAAATAATTTATCAAATTATAAATATCATCAAATTGTAAAAATGGTTCTAATCCACCTATAACAATTGAATTTGTAATTGGATTTTTAATATATCTTCGATAGATTTCTTCATATGACATATTAATTTCTTCTGATTGTGCTAAAAGGGAATTTTGACAAATACTTACGTCAAATCCCCCATCTTTTGCACATTTCCAATCACATTTACATGTTCCTATAAACATTGATGGTTGTTTATAATTTATAAAATCTTCTTCAACAATAGCTTTAATTCTCATTTGTTAAAACATCATACCATTCACGAGCATTAAATTCTTTTTTTCTATCTTTTGAATACGCTCTTGTTGGCACTAAATATCCTACAATTCTTTGATATGTGTCATATACAGGTTCTCCACATATGGGACAAGTGTCACTATCGACAAATCCATGATGATTTTTACACTCATTAATTTTAGTATTAAAAGCAAAATACATTACGCCCGATTCTGCTATTTTATTTAACATTTCCCAAGCTACTTCTTTATTTGGAAAATTATTTTGTAGATTTATATGTAATATACTACCACCCGAACACTTTTTATCTAATATGGCACTCAGTTTTAATTTTTCATGTATGCTACACTTTTCAGATAAAGGTGTCCATTGATTTGAATAGATAAATTTTTCATTTTTTTCATATAATAAATTATCCTTTTGACACAATATTATCGCACATCTTTCAGCTGGTACAGATTCAACATTAAAAGAATATTTATTTGTAAAATTATCTTTAACTTCGTTTATAGTATCAAATATTTTACTTGCAAATTCAATTCCTTCATTAGTCCACGTTACATATCCAAAGTCATCTCTATTGATTAAACCAAACATCTCTATAACTTCATATAACCCTAGTATTCCGACAGTACAATATTGTTTAACTAATTCAACTCCACCATCTCTATAATTAGGTAATAAGCCCTTTTCAATGTTTCTTGTAATAATACTTCTTACTATATCTAAAGTTTTACAACATAATATAATTCTTTTCTTTAGTAAATTTAAATATTTAGTTTTATTACATTCCGTTTCATATGCTATTCTAACAAGATTAACAGTATTAACTTTTATTGAGCCAATTGATAACGCAGTTCCACCTATTGAATTTATAAAAGCATCTAATTTTGATGTATCTGATAACAAACGACAACAGTTCGATAATGTTCCTACATTGTCGCTCATGAAGAAATTACTATCATTCCATTTCATATTATGATTACTGCACCATTTAGCAAATTCTTCATCTTGAAATTTGCCGTCTTTGTATAATAGTGAATAAGTCAATACTGGAAATGTAAACATATTTTCATTTCTAATTTCAGATACTACTTCCATAAATATTTTTTGATGTTCTAATAATTCTTCAATATAATCAATAGCAAATGTGTTATCAGGAAATTCAACTCCACCAAACAATTCTTCTAAATAAAATCTATCAAATATAGAACAATTTACAAATGCAGTTTGGTCTATTCTCATAAATGGTTGATTCAGCCTATAAATGAATTTTTGAAAACTTTGCTTTAAATAGTAATCTTTATTTCTTATGTAATATTCACTCTCACAATCTTTTTTCCAAAAGTAGAATGTCCAAAGCAATATATTTGGAACACCAACTGCTCCTGAACTTCTATTGCTCATATAGCTTATATATTCAATTACATCATCTAAAAAAGTTGTCAAATGTTTTGGTGATTGATGATTATAATTATTTAAAAAGAATAATCCTTCAGTTGCTAATTTAGTTAAATCATAAGCATAACAGTAAGGCAAATACGTGCTACTTGGTGCATCATGCAAGTAAAATCCACCATTATATTCTTGGTCTAACCATTCTTTTGCTGTTTTTAAACCATATTTTTTCTTTAATTCATAAAATATTTTACTAAATGCAAATAATTTATCATGTGACTTCCCCTTTTCACTTAGTAGACTTCGTATGTCTTTATTTGATGCATTTGCATTAGCATCTATTGTTACATCAACTACGTTTTTATCAACAAACTTGTCTATGAAATCTGAAAAATTTAATTGTGTTTCATGAAATCCGTTTAAATATTCAAAATCTTCGCCATATTTTTCTTGAACAACATTAAATGCTCTTTCAAAATCTTTATTAACCTTTATTGGTACTAACATTACATGTCTCCTTTATAGTCATTTATCCAATTATTTGCTGTTGAGAAATCCATTAAACAACCGTCTACATCTAAATTAGGAGACGATAGTATACATAGTTTTATCATTTCTTTTCTATCAGTAATTGTTTCAAATTTAATATTCTTATCTTTTAATTTTTTTTCTAAAATTTTACACTTAGGACAATCTGTAGTGTACAATATTATTTTCATATTACATCATCCTTTCCGCGAATTTTTATCTTATATTTTATAATTTAATTGTTAAATCCTTTCCCAGATGAGAATTAATTTCTCAGTTAGTAAATTTCTGTCATCATTTTTATAGTATCCTTCGGTATCGTAAATTTTATCAATATTTAGATATTCCTCATCACCTTTTAAATCATCAGTAAATTCATCTTGGCTACCTAAAATATCTCCACTTTCATTTATTAGATACATTTTTCCTTTAAATATATACGCTCTATACCTTTCACCTTCAGCGGTGTCAATAAACTTACCTCTTTCAAGTAATATTTCTTTTGGTGTTTCCATCCATTTACCTCTCTTATATTATAATTTAATTGTTTATAAATAATTTGAAATTATAGTTTCTAGTATATTATCATAGTTTAATGTTGTGCATGGTCTTATAGATACTGACATAAATTCAATTATTAACTCTTTAGTTACAACTTTAGCTTTATCAATACTTACAAAATAATATATTAAATCTATTACCTTATCATATTCTTTATCAGTTATAAAATATTCATCATATACACTACTAATTTCGCCTGAATGTTTAAATATGTATTCTAAATCATCTCTTCTGATTATATCAAATTTTAATACAAGTCTTGATATTAAGTCATTGATATTCGTACACTTATACATTTTCTTTTACCTCTTTATATTTCTTTAATATTTGTAAATCTTTGTAATTGGCTGAAATACAATGATTTAAATATTCATTATCAATTTTACCTAAAATGTATTTAGTATTTCTTGTGATTATAAATCCAACTTCTAAATCTATTTCAATTATTGTACTTGTACTAACTGGAGAATTGTCATTAAATCTAGGATGACCAAACACTTTTCCTTGTAAAACTCTACTTTGTAACTCTGGCATAATAAATGAACTAGGAGAAACTATACTCCAATTTTCTATTCTAACTTCTTGCATATCTTCTACCTCACTTTATTTAAAATTTTCTTTTTAATCTAATATATTATCTTTTTCGTTTCCAACCATTCTTTAATTCTTCTTCTACTATATCTTCAAAATTATCTCCAAATTTAGAAAATAAAAAGTTTGAATATCTACAATATTTATTATAATATTTTTTATTTTCACTCTCTAATTGGTTATTCCTACGTTTTAATTGTTTCACTAAAGATTCATTATCGTTGTCAATTATTTCATTAAAATATCTGCTTAGTGAACGCAACATATAACTTTTTAGCATGCTTCTAGTTTTGCTATCTACTTCTTGTTTTTTAGCTTTTTTAATACACCATTTACCATTATGCACACCTATATGGTTTGGAATATCGTGCTTTACTTGTTCATATAATTCGTCTGGCATTACAAAATAGTTAAAATCCCCTATAAAAGTTTTACTAGCTTTAGAGTAAAAATCAGCTTTAGACACTTTTATCTCGTAACATCTAAAAATTTCTTTTGTGTCCATAGTTATATAATCAACTCTTTCTTTGCCATACCAACCAATTGTAACTTCAAAACATCCAAACACACCTCTATCGGCAGTTGCTTTATACAATTCTTTTTCTAAATCTATTGTTTGCTGTGTCTTTGCCAATACATCACCTACTTTTCATAAAATACTTTTGCTGGTTTTGGTTCTCTGCTACACTCTATAAAAATAGCATTATCAGGTAAAAGATGCCTATGCGTATTTGGTATTTCACCATTATACCAAAGATTGTCTGTTTCTATAATTTTATTGCTTTCTAATGTTTGTATCTTAAACTTTGCACCTGAAAA